TGAAGAGAATAAATTATTTCTCAATGATTATGAAATTATTAGTGAACTTACAACATTCATTCAAAAGCATAATTCATTTGAAGCGGAGGAAGGATGTAATGATGATTTAGCGATGTGTCTAGTAATCTATGCTTGGTTGGTAGCTCAAGATTACTTTAAGGAGCTTACCGACCAAGACGTTAGAAAAAGATTATATGAAGAACAAAAAAATCAAATAGAACAAGATATGTCTCCCTTTGGATTTATTTCAGATGGTTTAGATGAAAATAGTTTTGTTGATAAAGATGGAGATAGATGGCATATTGATGAATATGGAGATCGTGCATATATGTGGGAGTATTTGTAATAATGGAATTAGATAAGCAAATAAAATTAGGACATTTATTACTCACTGATAGAAAATGTAGAGTATGTGGAGAAGTTAAAAATTTAATTGGAGAATTTTATAGAACAAGAAAAGATAGGGGTCCTGTAGCTTCATCATATTCATATGAATGTAAGGAGTGTACTATAGAAAGAATAAAACTATCTAAAAATAGTAAAAAGTATCATATTGGATGGGAATATCCTGACTGGTAAAAAATTCACGTCGTCTTTCCCCTATGTAAAATGAGGTTTTAATAAATAATTTTTAGTTAAACTGAGATTTACGGAGAAAAACATGGCGACTCCTCAATTATCTCCTGGAGTATTAGTCAGGGAGGTTGATTTAACTGTAGGAAGAGCTGATAATGTATTAGATAATATTGGTGCAATTGCAGGTCCCTTTGCACTTGGTCCAGTTGAAGATCCAATTGATATTACTACAGAAAACGAATTAATTAACGTATTTGGAAAACCAATTTCCACGGACGCACAATACGAATATTGGATGAGCGCATCGTCATTCCTATCATATGGTGGCGTTCTTAAGGTTGCGAGAGTTGATGGAGGTAACTTAGTCAATGCTAATGCAATTCGTAACGCTTCTGGCGTTTCTACTGCAGGCGAACCCACACTCAAAATTAAGAACTTTGATGACTATGAAGCAAATTATGCTGATGATATTGCAAACTATATTTTCGCGGCAAAGAATCCGGGGTCTTGGTCAAATAACCTTAAAGTCTGTGTAATTGATGATAAGGCAGATCAAA